TCGATATGGCTTGAGCAATTTCAAATTCAAGGCATTGCGATTGCCATGTTCAATGGCGACATATTTCTCGTCAATTAGCACCTGACAGGCCACTCTGACCCATTCGGCTTTGCCTTTGATCTCCTTCTCCACCGCGTTCTTTGATAGTGGTGTATTTGCCCCTTCTAGCACCTTTGACACCGCTTCCATCAGATGCGTTGGCCGTAGTCGGTCACGCTCGCCAAGTGGCGCAAGGATCGTCATCGCGACTGACCCATCGGCTGAGGATTTGAGCTGAACTGTGCCGGCAAACTTGGCTTCCTTAGATATGGCGCGAACATGACCAGGCCGATCTTTTGTCACCTTGAGAGTCAGCTCGCCCGACATCCCTCGGCCAAATGGCAACACCACTTCGACCATAATGGCTGCGCCGTTGATGTCAGCTCGCTTTGCCTGAGCGCCAATGGCGTAGTTGCCTCGGCTCTCCTTAGATTTGGTCACATGGTCAATGGTGACGGTGCAAGCCCCTGAAAGAGCCAAAGGCTTGAGCAATTGTTGGCTGAAAAATGTGGCATCGCGATTGCTAGTCAAATCAAGATTGAGCAAGGTCATCGCGGCGTTGACACCATCAACAATAATCAGATCAGGCTGGATTTCTAGCAGAGCATCCACCAAATCAATGCGTTCATCTAGTGTCAAATTTTGATCAGGATTGGCATAAGTGAAATTTGCAAAATGATGATCTTCCAAACCCAAGGCTCGAAGGCGCATCAAGATTCCTTTGCCTGAATCTTCAAAATCGAGATAGATAACTTTTTCCGCAACTTGCAGAGCTTGTTGCACAGCGTAAAGAGCAACCCAAGTCTTTCCTGATTCTGATTCACCCAAAAGTGCGTTGATCTTGCCTTTGTAAAATAGGCGATGACCATCATTTCTTGCCAAAAACAATGGCGCTGGTTCTTCATTGTCGCCACTTAGGTCAAGCGGTCTTGGATACCAAGAGGATCGCTGGCGTTCTTGTTCAATATGATCAGCATCTAAGTCAGGCACAACTGTGAGGTTTGGCTTTGCTAACTCACTCAAAGAAGGCAAGGAATTAGTTGGTTTTGAACCATAGCCTAGCGCTCGCAAATCTTTCGCTGCTGCACTGAAATCACCTTGATGCTTGAGATGTGCGAATGCGGCAAATTTTGAATATGGTCGTTCTGCTTCAAAAGTTGTTGATGTAGTAAATACGAAAAGATTGTCGCCGTCATTTCTGCCGGTAGTTGCAGAGATGCCAACATCTTTGCTAGGTCTGCGCCAATATGTGACACCGTTGTTTTGGAATACTTTGCGCCATCCAACAAGGATGTCGCTCCACTCTGCTCTTGCGTTGAAATCATCTCCTGGCTTCTCCCCTGTGCTTTCGGTTTTTGGTTGTAGAACTTCGGCCACCGATTCTTTGACTGGCATCTGATCTAAGGCTTTGAATATCTGATGAACTGCCTCGCGCTCTTCCCACGATAAGACAGGAATGAGAGCTGGTGATCCTTTGAGCATCACCCAAGGCTGACCTGATGGATGCGTTGAGCCGAAAGAGGGAGCGGTGACAACAAAGCCACCTTCGCCTCTTGTTTCGCATAGAACTTCAACTGTTCCATTCTCGCCTGGTCTGCGAGCGAGTTTGGTGTTACCAGGAACAGGTTCATCTGCAATTCGGTAGAGCCAATGCAAACCGCCCGAAGGCGTGAACTCGACATAACCATTCGAAAGGATTTCCCAAAGCTCACCTAGCCCTGAGTTGATAGCGAGTTCACGCGCTTGGTCGAGAAGGCCACCATTTACGGCTCTACCTTCCATTTCTAGCATTTCCAAGTTGCCTGAAACAGCGCCGGTGATCACACCGATGCCGGTGGCGTTACCTGAAAACCAAGAAGCAATCTGTTCACGATCAGCCATCGTGACTTGGTATTGCTTCCAAGATGTTATTGGTGCTTTGGAGCCATCCTCTTTGGCAGGGATAACCGAAATTCCTGCATCATAGAAATCAAGTGCTGCTTGCAGAATCTCATTCATTTGTTTCTCCTAACACAACTTTGATGGCTTTATCCAAAACATCACAATGCTCGCCATTTACGCCAACGCAATCTTTCCAATCATCGCTGGTGCATTTTTCTGCTTCAATATCTTTTGCAATTCGCTCGCGCAAATCTTGTTCATTTGTTTTTTCTAATTTCATCAAAGTATCAACAATCGTTGGAACCACAAACCAAGAACAAATGTGTCCGTCACATTCAATTTCACAGCAAGATGGGCAAAATGGTGAATCAAGATTTGCCTCAACACTGCCTTTGTCCATTGGTAATTTGCCATCAACATTTCTCAAAGCTTCATAAGCCGTTTGGAGCATCTTCTCTCTCACTCTTTCCCTGCTTTCAATAGACTTTCCTCAAATACCAAATGGTAATGGCATAGGCTCACCATTTTGACCGCGCTGCCTTTGCCGAAATATAGGCCGAAATCTGCATCTTCCTCACAACGCTCCCAAAATCCATCGTGGGTTTCGGCAACAAAGCAGCATTGCTCTGTGAATGGCATTGTCCGCTTGAACGGTATCGGATCAAGCATTGTCAACATCTTTGTAACTGTGGCCGAGTGCGATCTTGCGGATTGTTTCCTGGCTTACGCCGTAGCGATTGGCCAATTCAATAACATTTGGCGAGCGCATTGCTTCTTTGCGCCCAACATATTCAGCGCGGATTTGGCGAACTTCATCATCGGTGAAAACCTTCTGCGCCTTTCGCTTTGCGTTTGCCACCAGCTCTGCTTCAATCTCGATGCAGATTTCGCCATCTCTCATTGCTTCCCCTTGTCAGTTGAATCTCGCGTGTGTTGCTTGGAATCGAACCAAGCCGACAACGCATTGAAAATTTCATCTGCTATCTCATAGCGCAATTCCATTTCCGATTTGCACTGATGCCAAGGTGGTGTTTCTGACTTGCTCATTTGACTATCCGAGCAAGGAAAGATTTGAATTTTTTGACCTTGACTGGTGTGAAAGTAATGATGTGGCTTGGCGTTGTTGTGTAATAGCCAAAACTCAATCTTGCTTTATGATCAAGATGGCTTGTGGCGTGATCTTGCATTGCAAAATGATCACCATCTACTGTTTCAAAACAATCACTGCAAATCATTCTTGCCATTTCATTTCTCCCCTTGTCTGTTGAATCTTGCGTGTGTTGCTTGGAATCGAACCAAGCACTGCTTCCCCACAGTGGCAAACCTGCCAACACGCTTCGCCAATCACCCCTGGCAATTAGCGAATGTCTTGATTAGAACGGCTTTGCACCGAGCTTTTCAATAAGTGCTGCGATTTCAGGAGTGACGGTGACATCGCTTGCGCCGGCAGTGCTTGGCGCTGGCGCTGTGATTGATCCTGCGAGATAGGCAGTGGCTTTGGCAACCGCCTCTGAATCGTCAGTTGCGTTGATGAGAATCCAAGGTGCAGATTTGCCAGGCTTTGCAACGCCTTGGCCAATACGCGCCAACACTTGCTTGCCGATATTGGAGCGAAGTGATGAGCGAAGTGCAATGTTGAAGAATAGAACACTGTTGTGTTCGGTGTTTGTGTCAAGGTCAACCAAGTCAACCTCAATTGCCTCTGCCTCGCCGAGAGAGGTTTGGATGCCTGTCTTGTATTCAACAGGCTTGATGATTAGCAGATGACCTTGCAGGTCTGCTGGCTTTACTGTGTCACCTTGCGCGGATGGTGCTGCGAATGTAGTCATTCGATTTCCTCTGTTTCATTTGGGTGGAGCATCTCATCGTTCGATGAGAAATCTAGTTGTGACAACAAGCGCTTGATTTCCTCAGTTGTCGGATCATCATCAATGGCTTTGTCGAAGTTCAAGAATCCTAACTCTTCAAGGTCGCGAAGTAGCTCTTCGACATCCTCAAAGACTTCGGCAAGTCGCTTTTCGTGTCGCGTGTGTATTAGAAGGCCAATGCCATAACCAATGGCAAAGGTTAGGAAAGAAAAGATCATCCACATTGTTCCACCATCCTTTTGACTATCCAGTCAACTACCGGCACCGCAACCGCGTTGCCCATTTGTTTATAGCGATTTGAATCCGCTTGTGGGATCACCGCTTGCTTCTTTTCATCAAAGCGTTCGGCAGTCCAGCCATCAGGAAATCCTTGAAGGCGCTCGCATTCTGTTGGAGTCAATCGTCGAACTGTTGTTTCTGTCATCACCATTCCAATGTTTTCATTATTTGCTGAATGAGATTTGATTGTTTGAGATACATCGGAAACCGATTGATTGTAAGTATCAAATGCTATTGCTGGCATATTGCCACCACCTGTTCCCCATCTTGAAATTACTGTTGGCACGATGCCATCTTCATAAATCCGCACATCATCAACGCGAGTTCCATCAATGATCAGCACTGTGGCAAATGAATCGCCTGAATTGTCCATTGCGTTCAAAGTAGGCGCAACCCCCCCCTCGAGCCATGTTTCATAATCATCAACATTTCTTGCTCGCTTACTCTTGACGAAGAACAAGGTTGTCCTCGGGTCTTTTGTAAGTTGTAGCAGTCAAAGTTGTGATTCCTTTGGTGTATTTTGCAAAACCAGTTTGACCAAAAGTCATTGTGTCGTGCGCTCTTCTTGCGTTTAGCGTTGGACTTACTGCTTCGGCAGGGAAATCGTAGAGTTCGAAATTACCAGCTCGAGCGCCTTCTGCAACGCTGGTGGCAACTGCTTCTCTCTTTTGTTCGCTCTCCGCAATATACCCTGCGCGGCCTTCGCTGATAGCAAGTATTTGTTCAGGTGTTCGCCAGTCGTTTCCAAGATGTCCGACAATGAAGACTCTTCTGCGCCGTTGGGGAACTCCGAAGTGTTGAGCATCAAGCACTCTCCATGCGATGCTATACCCGAGGTCATCCAACGCTCCGATGACGGTTGCCATATCTTTTCCGTTGTTGCTTGAGAGTAAGCCAGGGACATTTTCGAGGATGAAGTTTTGCGCTTTGGTTTCGTCAAGAAGTCTGACGATTTCCCAAAAGAGGCCACTTCTTGCACCTTCAAGCCCAGCTCGCTTCCCTGCAACTGACAAATCTTGGCAAGGAAATCCGCCAACAATGACTCCTGAGTTTGGTTCAAATCCTGCATCAATCAAATCCTTCCCTGTAACTTCGCAAACATCTGCAAAGAGTTTTGTGTTTGGAAATCTATGCTTGAGAACGCCTCGCGCATTTGCATCAATTTCAACGGCTGCCACAACTTTGACACCATTGTTTTCTAGGGCTAAGTCAAAGCCACCAACACCAGCAAACAGGCTGACCGCGTTCATCGCTTCCCCTTGTCTGTTGCATAAAACCCTGAACCCTTGAAATGGATTGGGGTCGCTGAGAATACTCTCTCCATTGAAACCAAGCAATCTCCGCACATTGGCGCAATCACCTGATCACTCATCTTGCGAGTCTGTGAGATTTTCTCTGAACAATTCGGACATTTGAATTCATAAACTGGACTCATTCTTGACCATCCTCAATCTGCATCATTCGAAATTGCAGTTCAACAATATCCATTCGCAAAGTTGCAAGCATTTTGCCTTGCGCCCAATTTTGAATTGTGCCGTTGATTACTGCAATGCCTAACAATATGATTCCAAGGCTCATGCTGCATCCAATTCACCAGGACACCCGATTGAAAGGTTGATCGAATTTGGCAAATAAAATGGGCAATAGGAACAATTCCGAGAAGTAGTTGCTGGAATCAATCCCCAATTGCTTGGAACGCCTTCGGGATCAAGTTGCCACAAAAGCGTTTGAGTTTCCTCAACTCGAGCGATGGCATCTTGCGCCAATTTGCGATTGAATGGTTCCACAATTGTGTGCATTCCATCTAAGCGACCACCGAGCGGATAGAAGGCAAGAGCTACTGTCTTGACTTCATAGCCAGCATTCTCAAGGCCAAGGCCATAGAGATTGATCTGCACTCGCTGTTGATGGGTCATCCCATCCTTTTTGCGTGACTTCATTGCAGTAGCGCCAACGCATTTGTGATCAATGACCATTCCAGTTTTGATGTCGAAAAGATCAACAGTGCCACCAAAATCATCATTGACTTTGACAGGATGCTCGACCAAGTATTCGCCCGAGTCAGCTTCAAATGCTTCGGCAAGCCAAGCATGGATCGCTGTGCCTGAAATTGATGGCCAAGGATCGGTGTTCTTGTTGGTCTTTTCCCAATCAAGTAATTTGTAAGCAGTTTTTCTCACGCACACTTCGCCAATTTCGCTAAGGCCAAGCGCCCGTTGCTTCGAGCGCGGCGCATTAGCCGAGCGAGTTGTGATGACTTGGCGAATCTTATCGGCAAGCGCCGTTGATTCATCCCCTGGTGCTGTGAACATTAGTCCTCGACAATCGTGAATCGGCGAGAAATTGATGTGGTTTCAAACTTTGACACAAGTTCAGCCGGCAACAGCTCGCGCACTTTGGCGGTGTCAATGCGATTTGATTCCACAGTTGTCCAGCGAACCGCTTCCCTGCCATTGACAAGGCCGATCTCGGATTCGCCCATCGCTGCCTCAACTTGCTGGCGAGCGATGTCGGCCTTCTCTGTCCATTCTTTGATTTTTGCTTTGGCCTCAATGTAAGCAGTTAGGAATGCTGATGCTGCTGGATCGAGATCGGTCATTTCGGTGTTGATTTGTGTTGACATTGTATTGCTCCCCTGTTGGTTGGTTTTGTTTAGTAGTAGGAATGACGAAGCCAAAAGGCTTTGGCTGAGCAAGCGCCTTCTGATCCGTAGTGTCGGCTTATGTAAGCGATGGTTGCGATGACCTGCGCTAATGGATCAGCAGAGTGCTTGAGTCCAAGATTGGCATAAGTTGAATCTAGCAACTGCCCCACGCCTTTGGCGGTTGAATGCGGATTTCGCGCCTTTGGGTTGGTGTGGCTTTCCTTGACGAGAATCCACTTGAGGCAAGCAGCTTTCTTTGGAGTCATAAGTTCATCAATGAAAAGATTGATTTTTTGAGGCTCGGTCATTGTGACTGCTTCTTGCACTCGAATGACTTTGTAGCTCGGAACCTTCCAAACAAGGCCATTGGAGATCAAGGCCATAAGAAGGATGGAGATTGAAAGAATTGCGATGATAACCTGTGAGAATCGTTGACTCATTTTCGGAGTCCTTTCCATAGGGATTTGAGTTGTTCGGCGGAATTCCCTGCCCAGTAACCGTCTGTGATTTCGTTTTCTATTGCGTAAGAAAGGCAATCTGCCTGATGAATGCAACTGCCACATAATTGTTCAAGGCGTGGCAAGCGCTCTTCCAATTCTACCCGAGAGGTTGGAAAAAAGAAATCCAATGGTTCATTGGTGCATTTTGCCTCGGGAAAGTTTGGAAAATCAGACAGGCTGGTCAACATTTATTTGGCATCTCCATATCCAGCCTCACGCAAAAGGTCAACCATAAATGCAAGAGGCATCATCGCCCAAAAATCTTCGGGTTTGCCAACTCCTACCGGCTTGACCACAAGGATGCCGTAATCGGCTTTTGCATTGATGCGCTCAACTTCAGTTTCCTTGACCCACGCTGCGAATTTGTAAGTGCGATGATTTTTGACTTCCCAGGCTAAGCAAGGAGTTCCAGTCACATCGCCTTGATCAAATTGACCAGTCAGCGCTCGCCTTTCAGCCAAGGGAAACCCATGACCCCTGAGATATTTGACGAGCGCTGACTCAGCCAGCGTTCCCTTCTGCTTCGCTTTGCTCACGCTTAGCGATTCCCTGTGGCAGTTGGGTTGTTCAAGTGACGGCTTGAACGGCTTTCATAGTGAAAGATTATCTCGCGAAGGTTTTCAATCTCGCGATAATTGTTTTGGATTTCTTTGCGGAGAGCTTTGTTGGAGTCTTTCCAAGCGCCTCGCTCTGTAAAAACTCCAAGATAAAAAGAAAATCCTGAAATGATAAGCAAAAGAATTGCTTCTATATTCCAAGCCATTATTTGACCCCCATCACTCTGAAACTGATCTCTTTTGCTTCTTGCTCTGTAATACCAAAATTCACCAAAATTGATTGAATTTCTTTTGCTAATTCTTGGATATTTTGCATTTATTTGTTCCCCTTCTTGAGTGCCTTTTGAAAGTTGTGCCAATCCTCGACAGATTGGAATTCTTCATTGCTGATTGAATTGCGATCTAGCCAAACCAGTAATGGAATAAAGAAAACGGTGATTGCGATAACTGCCAAAATTGTTGTCATTTTGTAACCCTTTCAGCTCGAACTGCCTTGTCTTTCCATTCTTCAATTTGATGGGCATTGGCTTCATTTTCCTCAATGAATTCAACCTCAAGTTTTTTGTAAAGGATGCTCATTGCTAGGGAAAGTTCATCATTGTTGATGTCTGAGAATGCTTGAATCAAATCATCAATGTTGTTGAGGATTGTTGATTGCTCGGCTTTGCTGGCTTCAAATTCAGATTGAAGTTGGCGGTCTAATTCTTGAAGAGTCATTATGCACCTGCCTTTGCTTTTTTTTGTTTTTCACACCAGCGACACATTCCAGCGCGCTTGATTTGAATTGGAGTGTGAGGCTCTGTGCCACATTTAGGACATTTCATTATTTTGACCCCAAATCCAAAGTTGACCAATCAACACAAGTTTCGCAAGGCAAACCACCAAGAAGGTGTTCGGCATATAGCGACCAAGTATCAAGTGGAGTTTTGTGAGTGATTGCATTTGGTCGGTGCTGAATTGCAAGTTGCAAATATGTTCCAGCGTGTTTTGCACAAGTCACGCTTCCATTATCGCTAACCCAAAGTTGTTGTTTTTTTGTGATTGCTGTTGACATTATGCACCTGCCTTGACTGAATCTTGGCATTCTTCGCACCAATCAAGAACATCAAAACGATTTTTCCAAAGGCGAACTTTGTTTGTATCTTGAACAATTCCACCATGTGTTTTACACATCAAAACCCACTTGCCACCATCGGCAATTGAAAGGCCTTCATCTACTGTCAAACAAAGTGTGACGATTACGCCATCAATCTTTGCGCTTTTTGTTGTTGCTGTTGTCATTTCTGACTCCTTATGTCTTTGAAGGTTCCTTGCACCTTCTCTTGAGTAGAACAATACACCTGTCAAATCGGATTTGGAACCATTTTGGCAATAATTTTTTTTTGGCGTGTCGCGCCTCACAGTTATCCACAGGCAAGCGAAAAAGACCCCCACCGCCAACCGTAGTCGGGCAGTGAGGGTCTTTTTCTATCAGGCTGGCGAGCCTAGCGAGGTCGGCTTCTAGCCAGCGAGAGCGCGTTGGATGCCTTCTTCAAGGCTGATCTTTGGCGTGTAAAATGTGTTCATAAATGTCGGATCGCCGACTCGGTAGGCCACGCCCACAGGCTCGGCGGTGAGATGCTCAATTTCAGGCTCATAGCCAACCGCGCTTGCCACAAGCGCAGCCAAGTCATTGAATGATGTGGCTCGACCTGAGCAGAGATTGGCAATTTGGATGTCGGCATCGCAACCGGCAAGCGCGCCGGCGACAACATCGTCAATGTGGATGAAATCGCGAACTTGCTCGCCATCTCCCCAAATTTGGAAAGGATTGGCGCGGTCTTTGCCTCGCTTGATGAAACTTGGGAATGGATAGTCCAAGTCTTGATCCTCGCCATATCCTGAAAATGGCCGATAGACATGGACAGTCAATCCAGCTCGCCTTGCGTGTCCAGCAAGCATTTCGCCAGTCAATTTTGCCCATCCATAGGTCAAATCAGGTGTGGAAATATCAGATGGTGAAATGTCGGATTCCTCAAGAATCTTGTGTTGCCATTTTCCTTGCAAAAAAATTGGATAAGCAGCAGAGCTTGAGAAATAAGTGATGCAACCTGGTTCGGTTCTAAGCGCCCACGAAAACATTTCGGCATCAATTGAAAGATCAACAGCCAAGGAAAGTGGTGAGCCTTCGATCAATTTGCGACCACCAACAACAGCGGCAAGGTGAATCACTTTGTCAAAATAGCGATTGTCAACCCGAAAGAAATCTCGGGCATCAAGGCCGTTGACAATATCCACACCGGTGACTTTGTGGCCTTGCGCTTCAAATGCTTTGCGAAAATGGCGACCAACAAATCCTGCATCGCCTGTGATCAGGATGTTCACACGCACCCCCAAAATTGATAATCATAAACAAGGTTTGGATCAGAGAACTTCAAAGAATTGAAAATGACTGGCTTGAATCCAACGCTCTGCAACAGCTCGCCGACTCCTTCTTGATCCCATCCCCAATAATGCTGAGGGTTGGCATCGTTGTTTTCACCGTCAGGAGTGGTGATGATTATTGCCCGAGTCTTGGCTCTAATCTTTCGCAAAGTTGCCTCGGGATCATCCAAATGTTCAATTGTTTCCGAACAGATGAAAAGATCAACGCTTGGAATTTGGTCAATCGTGTCATCAATTGCACCAACTAAGTCATAAGCAGGAGCGAAGTCGCCAATGTATTTGTTCGGCGCATCTATCGCGTTGATGATTGCAGCATCGCCAGCAGATAAGTCAGCAACAGAATTGACTTTGCCAAACCAGGAAGCAAAAGCAATTGTCATCTGAACTCGAAGGCGATGATCTTGCCATTGAAAATGTTGATGTGGTTCAGCATAGACATGGGCTAATTCCTGAGCCGAATAAGCCTCGCGAAGTCGCATCCTCATTTGGTCAACTTTGCAATAAGATCGGCATATCCTTGACTTGTTATGTATGAATAAAATGCTTGTGAATCAGCTCGATAAACTTCCTCAGCGTTGACATCTCTATATCCCTCATCCCAATCGGCTTTGCCGGCGACAGGATGCAGATGTTCAATAATTACATGGCCAAGATAGGAAATCGCGCCCAAGTCTTTGCCTAATTGCAGCCAAAAGTTGTCGAGATATAAGTGCGCCAATCCTGGTGGCACCATTCCGCCAAGTTCTCTGACAATATCGCCAGTCATCGCAACGGCAGTTGGCAACGCCTCAGCCTGAAACAAGTCATTGCCATAAACAATGCCTGTGCCAAGAAGGTCGAGTTCTTTGATCAAGAACTCATCCCACTTGTCGGTGCGTGGCCTGTGGTCATCGCCTAAGAAAGCAAAATGCCGATATTCGTCAAGCAGGTGCATCGCCGCTTTGTTGAGTGGCTTGGCCATGCCTTTGCCTTCGCGTGGAAAGATTAGCGACTTGCCAAGTTCGGTGTAATGATCAAGCTCAGGATCGTCGTCGTCTAGCACTAGCCAAAGGTCACTGCTTTCGCTGGTGTTGGTTTCGGTAAGTGAGAAAATCAAATCTTCAATGTTATGTGGTCGGCCTCTTGTGGGAACGATGATTGCCAAATCTTTCATCGGCGCACCTCATTGGCAATTGCAGCATAGGCGGCAAGATCAATGAAGGAATCGTCATCATATTTGTAAGCCAAACGAGCTAATTTCAAACCAGCCATGCAGAGTGCAACTTGCGCTGCATCAACTTCCACGCCAAGGATGACTGACCAAATTTTTGCGATTCGGTCATGGTTAGGAAATGGGTCATCGTAAGATTCATTTCTTGCGCCCATAGTCAAGCGGATTGCTTCTTGCAGTGTTTCCTCGCGGTTCATTCTTTTCCCCTGTTCTTCAATGAATCCATCGGATTCAAGTCAGCTTCTTCAAATTGAAAATTGTGAATCTGTCGCCCCTCAGCGCCGGTCATCTTAGGCTCCATTCCCTCGATGCTAGCGACCTCACTCCAACCCTTGAATTCAATTTTTGGGTTGTCTGACTCAACTTCATCAGCAGTCAACCAAAGAATCAAATCGGCTTTTTTCTTGACCGAAGGATACTGGTTCACGCTGACACATCTGCCCCAATCATCCCAATGTTGAGCGCTCCAAGTTTTGACTTCGATTCTGCCAATTTTGGAGTCAATGTCGCATTTGCGGTCTTTTTCTAGGTCAAGGAAATTTGGAACAGGCTCAAGTTTGGTTTTTTCAAGGTGTAAATATGCAGCAAATTCGCCGAGGCGACCCACCAAGTGCGAATTCGCTGTGTTTCGGTAATGTCCGAACACTTTTGAATACTTTTGGAAGGAAACCTCGGCGAGTAATAATGCCGCGAGCTTAGTTTCTGCGTTGAGAACTACGCCCTTGGTTGTCATTTATTTTTTGGCTGACTTCTTTGCGATTGTTGCATCAATCTCAGCTTTGGCAACTGCAAGAATGTTGAGCGTGAAAGGGTCTTTTGGATTTGCTTGGCGAGTGGCAACAGCAAGGAAACCTGAAAAGAAGGAAAGCAGTTTGACCGTTCCGCTTGCATTCATCGCGAAGGCTGCAAGTGCAACTGGCGCTGAAAGGCTGGCATAAGTCAGCACGATTGATTTGATTTTCTTGGTATCTATTTTCATTTTTCCCTACTTTGTTGGAGTGATAATCGGCCACGCTGGTCGCGCCACCGCAATGATTGTCTTGCCGAAATAACGCTTGCGGCGATATACGCCACCGCCATTGGATTGGCTTCCGGCAACGCCTTCGGCGCTTGTGTTGCCTTCAATGGTGTTTAGATGATCGGTGGCAACTGATTCCACAATGCCAACATGATCGGCAATGCCTGTGCCTTCCCAGTCGAAAAATACGATGTCACCAGGCAACGCCTTTTTTGGATCAACAAGCGCATTGCGCTTTTTGAAATAGGCAACGCCATCAGGACAATAAATGAAGCCGAACTTATTCTTGGCGGCAATTAGTGAGGAAGCAGAGCATTGAGCAAAACACCACGAAACAAAACAAGCGCACCAAGATTGACCTTGGCCATTTTGAGCTGTGACTGATTTCCACCAATCCCAAAATTCAACGATGTTTCCACTTTTGCCATCTTTGCCACCCTTCTCGACAGTGCCGAGTTTGGATTGGGCAGCCTTTAGAACATCAAGTCCAGTCATCATGCCTTTCGGGAACGCGTTGTCTTAGTTTCCACTTTTGCCTTCATGACTTCAACATCAATTTTGATCAAATTTTGATTCTCAATCAATTGATCAACTTTGTTGATGAGGCCAGTCTTTCCATCATTGAAAAGCGCATATTCAATTTTTGACAACTTGTCCTCAATGTTCTCAGTGTGCTTTGCAATTGTATGTTTTGCAATGTAACCCAAGGCAGTAAGGATTCCGACAGTGACGAAAAAATATGAATAAACAATTGTGGCGGTGTCAGAAGTCATCGCGTAATGATTAGAACCGAAATTGTTGAAGAAGAAGCCGACACTGCCCAAAGTTCACCTTCATGGTTGGCAAGGGAAATCTTGTCATTGACATCAAGTTTGTAGCCAGTAGTTGATGAAACAGTGTTATCTCCCCCAAGATAAGCAATTGCAGTTTCGCTGTGAATATATACCATTTCAGCAACAATGTCAGCGCTAACGATCTTTGTTGGTGATGTTGTGACTGTGTATTGTGCGGATGTAGCTGCCATAATTGGCTCCTATTCGATAAGGTTGACCAAAGATCGAGTTCGACCTTGAGCAAGTTGTGTGTAGATTTGCGTTGTTGCAACTGTGGTGTGGCGCATCAATTCCTTGACGGCCATCAAATCGCCACCTGATTTTTCCAGCATTGAAGTGGCAAAATAATGGCGAAGGCTGTGGAAGTGCTTGGCATTGGCTCCCAGGATTCGGCGCATTTCATCGGCTGCCTTAGATGAGAGCTTGTTTGGCGTAATCTGCCAAAGTCGGTCAAGAGTGTTGTGCTTGCGGATAGTTTCGGCCACTATCGGAGCCACAGGAATCAGCAGATCAGTTCCGCCTTTGCCTAGCACCCGAAGCATCGCCCCATCGGTGCCTTCTTCAAGGTCAGCGCCTCTGATGTTGGCAACTTCCATCGCCCGAAGCCCTGCACAACCGCCCAAAATAAACCAGTCGCGAAATGGCTCAGAAGCCCCTTCTAAGAGCCTAGAAAACTCGGCTGGTGTGATTGGCTTAGGCACACCGCGATTGCGCTTGATAGGTGGCAGATCAGCCGTTATTTGGTTATCTATGAGCCTCATTTTGTTGAGCGCTGCAAAAATCGCTTTCAATCGGCTTGCGTAAGTTGCCCGAGTGGATTGAGTCTTAGCCCGAAGGATGACTCGCTCAAGGTCAGGAATAGTCGCAAGTTGAGGATGAACGCCGGTGCGAAGCAAGATCGCCCAATCATTACGAAATAGGTGATCGCCAAATCCAGCCGTTCGATAGCGATTGTGGAGCTGTTCTTTGATCTGATCCATTGGAACTAATTCCATGCGATCTCCCTGGTTATCATCGCAACATTCTCACGCAAATGTTCCGATGAGGCAATTTGCGCTTATTGATTGGTGATTGCTGAAACTTCTTCACCAGTCAAACCTAGCGCTGCCAACTTAGCCTGTGCGGAAAGTAGGGCATCTGCTTTGGCCTGTGCTGCTGCCTCGCGAGTTTGGCGCTCTTCTTCTGCCTTTGCTGCCATCTGATCGCGCTCGGCGATTTCGGCTGGTGTATATGGCCTGAGAATATGTTCGCCAGTTGAAAGGTCAACTTCATAGTGCATTGGTGTATCAGACATTTGCTATCTCCCAAGTTAGTGATTCATCATTCCAAGTGTAAAAGTTGCCATCGCTAGGCATTGGCGTTGGCGCTTGCCATTGGCACTTGTCATCAAGTGTCCAAGATGCAAAAGGTTGTGGAGCGTAGAAGGCATCCTTCTCGGCATCCCAAGTGAAACCAATGCCAGCATAGTTGCAGCGTTGTTCACCTTCGATGAAAGTTTCAATCCAAGTTCCGCCGATTGTTTCAACGAAAGAGGATTCGGCCACGATCACCTGAGTGACAATGTTGCTCTCATCTATTTGTGCAAAATATCTCGCCATTATTTTTCTCCTTTAGACCATTGAATATCTGACAATGACAATTCCTGAACCGCCTTTTGCGCCATTAGCATTGGAATAACCTGCGCCACCACCGCCACCAGTATTGGCAACACCAGCAGTTCCAACAGTTGAAGAAGAAGTTCCACCATTACCACCAACGCTTGAACCACCTGTTCCTGATGTTGTTGCAGCCGTAGCAGTAGCACCACCACCACCGCCAGCAAGATAACCTGAAACACCAAGAGCGGTTGGAGTCAACCATGAAGAATAAGAATTGGTTCCTGCGCCACCATTACCATTGCCGATTGCCGTTCCAGCACTACCAGCACCACCAGCACCACCACCACCGCCGCCGCGATAAGTTATGTTCAAAGTGTCATAAGTTCCGCCAGCATTTCCTTGACCTGATGTTCCAGTTCCATAAGTTCCAGCATAAACAGCGCCACCACCTGAGCCACCATTTCCAGCAGCAATTGGTGTTCCGTTGTAACCACCACCACCACCACCGCCAACTGCTGCGGTTAGTGATGCAAATTGAGAATTGGAACCATTTGTTGCACCTGGTGAACCACTTGTTCCATTATTTCCACCAGCGCCAATTGTGACTGTGTTTGATGTATTAGAAGTCAATGATGTTGTTGTGTAATAAACACCACCTGCACCGCCACCGCCACCGCCACCAAATCCCCCACCGCCACCGCCAGCGACAACGAGAACATCACAGCTCAACGCCTTGGCAGGAGTGAATGTGCCTGACGATAGAAATGCGTGATACCAATAAGAACCGTCATTCACGACCACATCGCCACCGCTAGCAAACGGCGCGATTGCCGGTGTGACCGACTTGGCGGCGATGCCGTAGAGGGAGAATGAGGAGTATTGGGTGAAAGAATTTGAACCACCGACTGTCAATTTTATCGTCGTGATTGCGCTTGTTCCAGTCCACAATCCTGCAATCAAAACACCATAGGCATTTGTGGCATTATTTTCGGTGACAGAATCAGCACTGTAAGATTTAGCGTTTGATGAAAGATAGTTTGGAATATAAACCTCAGCATTACCAAAAGTGCTTGCAGTGGCAGTTGATGAAGGAACATCAAAAACATATCCACTTGTATCGCTACCACTTGAAACAGAAGCGCCATTGCCTTCCATATATTTTGCAGAATAAGTTCCGCCAGTATTGAAAGCAATTGACATTCCGTTTCCGTAAGTTCCGGATCGGGTATCTCTAACCGATGCAACAATTTTCAAATCGGAGTAGCCAGTCTGAGGGATGTTGACGAATGACACCGATGAGGCACCTGCCTCGCCGATGACGATGCGTTCTAAGAGGACATGATTTGCCGTTGTAGCCATTAGATTCTCCCTTTATTTCGCATAGCGAACGATTACTAAGCCCGAGCCGCCATTGCCGCCGTTGTAGCCACCGCCACCACCGCCACCTGTGTTTGGTGTTGCTGCAATTCCAGCAGCACGATAAGTTCCATTTCCACCGCCACCTAGACCGCCAGTGCCAGGATTGGTTGTGTTGTAAGCACCACCACCGCCACCACCTGCGATGTAACGCAAACCATCGGAAGAATTGAGAACGCCAAGTCCGGCTGTTGACAACCAAGATGAATAAGTTGAGGAACCAACACCACCATTGCCGCCACCATTAGTAGAAACGCTTGCGCCAACTCCACCTGCTCCACCGCCACCACCTGATGACCATTGACCAGTGCTTGCCGAACCATTTCCACCTGCATAACCTTCAACTGGAGAATAAGAACCAGCGTTACCAGCACCACCTGAAACAGAATTTTGATATGCGCCAGCGCCACCACCTGAACCACCTGAATTTCCAGCAGTTCCGCTTCCACCGCCACCACCGCCACCTGATGCGGAAATTGAATTGATGCTTGAATTGGAACCACTAGCACCTGGCGCACCTGATGGCGCGCCACCAGCGCCACCAGCGCCAACAGTTACGGCATAGGCAGTTGAGGATGTGAATGATTGTGCTGAAAGCATTCTCACACCACCCGCTCCACCGCCACCGCCAGGGTTGTCACCATTACCAGCACCGCCACCGGCGACAACGAGGATGTCGCAAGAGAGGTTGCTTGTCGGTGTGAAGTAGCTCGAGGAACCAAATGCGTGATACCAATAGTTTGCATCCGAGGTGATGATGCCGCCTGTGGCTTTGGCTCCGATATCGGCGTTGGCGATGCCGTAGAGGGTGAATGAATCTCCTGTTGTGAAATAATTTGAACCATAAGTTTGATCTAATGGCAAAACAATTTGAGTGATTGGTGATGTTGATCGCCAAATTCCAACAACCGCTTGAACGGCTTCTTCCCAAGTGTTTCTGCTCAAAACTGTTTTGTAAGTTGAAGAATTTGAATAGTTTTGAATTTGCAAAATGGTCAATGATTTTGATTGTGAACTGTTTGCAACAACTCCAACTGTTATGTTATTTTGATTGGATCGGCGAGAAGAACTTGCACTTGATCCACTGCCATTCAAAAGAGTGCGTGAATAATTTGTACTTCCTGATGAAGTGTCAGAATTGAATTGAATTTGAAAATCAGCAGCACCAGCATTGGTTCCTTTTGTATTTGCAACCAAAACAAGGTCGGTGTAAGTCTGAGGGATGGTATTTCCAGACCCAATTGTTACAGTTGCAACAGAAGAAGTGGTCAGGGTAACTGACTCAATGGCAACATAGGTGTTTGGCATTATCGCTCCCCGTAAAGTGCAAATTGGCTGTATTGTGCAAGATTATTTGAAGCCATCACAATTGTGATTGAAGTGACAGAATTCAAGTTCATCCATAAACCACTTTGAAGAAAAATATCTCCCGAACCATTTCTATCATTTCCTTGCAAAACCCGAACTGTTTTGTATTTTACAGTTGAAGTGAAATCAAGAATTTCAACTATTGAACCACCAAAAGCATTTGCGGTTGTGCCAGCTTTTCCACAAGAACCAACAGCAAAACCAGGAATGCTGCCACTTCCATAAGCATAAGCAGTGGAACCATTACCTGCCAAAGCGTGATTGTAATAATTAGAAGTTGAAGTGTCGCTATTGAAAGAAGCATAAATGGAATCAGAATCAGTTCCAGTTGTTGTGCTTCTTGCAATTCCCCTGATCTGTAGATTGCGGTAGCCAGTCTGCGGAATGCCAGTGAAGCTGATCGAGGAAACTCCACCGCTCGGAACAGTTACAATGCCAAGTGCATCATAAGAACCGACCAAGGCAAATGGCGCTGCGGAAGCGGTTTGCAAACCGAAACCGCGAGCCGATAGCCCACCGATACTTCCTAAGATTGGCGACATCATTTCCCCTTACGCGAATTTTGTTTGAGAGGCAAAGACTGTGAATGCGGCGGAGCCTGTTTTCACGACTGCATAGGTGTAAGCATCAACAGATGAGGCGTTGCCTGATGTCGGTGCCGATCCACCTTGCCACTTTGGGGTGACTGAGGTGCCGTCAATTGTCAGAGCCGATGGGTAATAAGCGGTTGAACCGTTGGTGACAAGGAAGGTGATCGTCTCGGTGTCACCTGTTGCCATGACGGTGTTGAGCGAAGTTGAACCATCACCGCGAACATTCAAAGTCCAGTTGGCAGATGCGCTGGTGGTGTAATAGAGAACGCCTTGAGTCTTGACATCAAAGTTGATTGTGCCAGTTGCAGCAGTCGCGGAAATGGTTGTGATTTCGCGAGGGGATTTGAAAGTCTTGGCTGAAAGTGTCTGCGCTGTGGTCAAGTCAACGGTTGTTGCGGTGTCAATTGAAAGTGTAACTGCGCCTGATGTTCCGCCACCTGAAAGACCGGTTCCTGCTGCAACTGAGGTGATGTCGCCAGGATTGGAAACTGCTTGCCATGCGCTGCCGTCATAGTATTCAAGAACATGGGCATCGGTGCGATAAGAAATCATTCCCTCAGCAACTACGCCTGAAAGAGCTGTGGTGCGAGCAGCAGCCGAGGCAAAGACCATGACGGTCTGATTCATTAGGTAATTATCAACATTGGCAGCAGTTAGAACTTCGCCTGTTGAAAATAGATGGTAGCCACCGGCCATTTTTGCTCCTTAGTAAGTAAGTAATCCAGCAGAAGAATCGAGAACGCCTGTCAAAGTGCTATCGAGAACAAATCCTGAAATGGTTGGCTCATTGGTCAGCAGTTTAGCAACGAATGAGCGCTTTGTAATGTCATATTGAACGCCTTGAACAAGGAGTGTCTTGGTCAAAGTTGTTGATCCTGGCATTGTCTTTGTCACGCTGATGACATCGAAAATGTCCAAGGCCAATCCTGCAATAACGCGAGCCGATGAAGCAGCAGTCGCATCAAAGATGTTCAAAGTTAGTGAGGAAATACGAACTGAGGCATCTTTTCTCATAGTCAAAAGCATCTTGGCCTGATTCAAAGCCTCGGCATCTGACTGAACCAAGATGTCTTGGCGAATACCTGTGTGCGTGAAATAGGTTGCTTGACTGTCGGTGTCAATAACTTCCTGAACTGCTCCGCCTAAGCGGTTGACTTTGACATCATTCAAGATCAAAACATCGTCATGGAGAACTTCAATGCCTTGATAATCAATGGCGGTGCCATCATCTTTGAAAGTTGTCGGAGTCTGCGCTGTGCGAGTTTCAAGAGTTGAGCGAGATAGGAAAACGGCTTCGCCATCGGCATCAATGTAGAAATTGCCAAATTCAGACTTGTCTGCAACAAGTTGAATGGCATCAAGCAAATTGCGATTGACTGTGCCAGGGTCATCTTGAAGTGTGGATGAGCCAGCATCAACAATGCGAGAAGCCGTTGGCCAAGATACTAAGTCAAGAAGCTGATTGACTCGGGTTCCTGACAAGTCGCCGGCATTGGCGGCTGGCAAATCGGTAAAATAGACATTGTTCAAAAGGCGGAAACCGTCAACGCATTGCAAGGTGACAGAGTTGACATCATCAACGCCGATTGCAAAGTGCGTGGTGTAAGACTGAATGAAGCCATAAAACAGCGCATATCTCACGCCGTTATATTCGGCAAAAATGCGAATCTTACGCAAAGGAACGAGCTTTCCAAAATAGGCACCGCTCGGGTTGGCAGGATTGAAATTTCCTGTGTCATCTTGAAGGATGACGGTGGCGGTTCCTGCTTCGAACTTGTCAAGGATACGGTTGCGACCTCGGCGAATAGAAACTGAAAGAGCAATATCGCCAACTGCAACTGAGTCATCGGCATTGGCCAACTGACCTGTTCCTAACTTTCCTTTGAGGGGATCGTCAAGAGTGAATGCGTAAGTTACGAATTCAGCGCCATTGGTGAAGTCAATCTCGACTCCGAGCTGAGGAACTCCTGCAACGCCCATTTAGACTGCAAATCCTGAATAGGTGATGTTCTTACCTGAAATCTGATTTTGCAAAATGCCTTGAGTTACGGCAGGAACAACTGCGCTTGCGATTGTCTGACCATCAACAACCAAATAGACAGAAGTTCCACCTGCTGATGCAGAAGCGCCACTGCCTGACATTGTTGAAGCGTTATTGACACCAAATGAGGCTGTGGATGCAGAAGCAATCATTCCTGAAAGTGGATCATAGGAAGGCGAAACTACACTTGGATTGACAGGGGTTGAACCATAAAGGCCACCTGATAATCCTTGGTAATACTGAGAAAATGTGCCGGCATTCAGATCGGCTGAGGATAATCCAGCAGAGGAAACATATCCTGTGCCATTTGCAACCATTGTTGGCGTAACGCCTGAGCCTGGTGAAACAGGCGTGGTGTTGACAACCTTGATCTTGGCAATAACTTGATCAAGTAGGTCAAGGCTCTTTGCAAAGCCAATGCGAGCGGCTTCTGTTGGATCCATAAGCGCTGGAACTTCAAAGATTTTGCCAATGTAAAGGACAACTTGATCCTTTGACATTCCCCATTTCTTAGCAAGCAAATCAACTTCGGCGGTTGAAATGTTTTTGTCAGCAATAACATTGAGAATGTCGGCATAGCGTTGGGCAGCCGTATTGTTTGACATCATTGCTTCATATTGAGCAACTAGGCGGTCATAGCCAGCTTGTGCCTCAAGATTTTGTTGTTTGAGAAGGTTTAGGCGAACTGCTTCCAATTCGATTGGATCAGTTGCAGAAGTTGGTGTGACACCTAATCCCTTGAGAAGTGCCAATTCTTTTTGGCTCTTGATCTCATCAGCCAATTGCTTGGCCTTCTTTGCGGCATCAATTTGCGCTTGTCTAGCAGCAGCAATTTCAGCCTTGGTTTTGGCAGCATCTAATCCGAAAAGGGTTTTCTTAGATTGAAGTTCGCGAGTGCGAGCTTGAGAAGCGGCAACTGCGGCAGCCTTTTCCGAACCCATAGATTGAACGGTTGATTCTGTTACCTTTTGAGTCTTTTTGGCGTTCTCATCAAGAAGAAGATTGACTCCAACCAAAGTTGTGCCAATCAATGCGGCGGCAGTAGCAGCAGCAATCGCGCCAGCACCTAGTGAAAGACCGCCTGTGGCGATTGCTTCAACTATTGCAGCGCCAGCAGCAGCAGTGCGGATTGCCTTGAATGCGGTGGTAATTGTGCCAAGAACTTTGACAAATGCAATGATTTTGGCGGTTCCCCAAATGGTTGCAAGAATTACACCAAAGGCTTTGACAATGCCCATGTTGTTTGTGACCCATTCACCAAAAGCAACTGCCTTCTTGGTCATGTCGCTAATGAAACTTGTGACAGTTTGAAGTGAGTTGGCCAATTTGTCTTTGTTGGCATCAATCCAGGCTTGCACCTTTGGCAAAACATCGGTGACAAGAGTGTTGATGAATCCTGTGAGAGCTGGCATCAAGGCATATCCAAGGGATTCTTGCGCTTCCTTGAATCCTAACTTCATGCGCTCAAGGCGACCTGCAAAAGTATTTGCAGCAACAGAAGCCGAGCCACCAACAGCCTTGGAAAGTTCGGCAACGATGCCGGCAAAATTCTTTGACTTGATTAGGTTTTCAGATAGCGGAACACCCATGCGCTTGAGAGCATTGAAGTTTCCTGCATAAGCCTTGGCAAGTGCAACCGATGTTGCTTGCAAATCTTTATTACGGCCAGCCGCAAGGTCAAGAGCAAGGCTTTGAAGTTCCTGAGCCTTGGTGACATCGTGAGTTGCTGTGGCCAAAGTTGCCAATGATGGTCGAAGTTGATCATCTTGAACGCCAAGAGCAAGTTGCTGAGTGTTGATGTATTTCTCAACGGCGGCAATTGCATCTTTGTTTGCGCCAGTTGTATTTTGCAAAGATTTGGCAAGGAGAGCTTGTGATTGCTGATCAGCCATTGCAGCCTTGACTGAATCAATGCCAACTTTGACCGCAAATGCAGCCGAAGCAGCAGCAGCCACTCCAAATGCAAACTTGGCCTTGTGAGCAAATGAATCATAGTCGGCACCAAGTTTTTTGATGTCTTTTTGTGCTGCTCTTGAACCTTTGTCTGAATACTCGGAGATTATTCGAGCGACAACCGCGCCTTTTGCCATTGCTTATCCTCTCCGGTTACTTGCTTGAATCAAATGCTCGTTGCAAGTCTGATTTCGCTTGCTCAAGAGCTTTGATGAAATTTGCTCGTATCTTGACGGCATCTCGATCAACAATTTTCCAAACTACGCGAGAAGCGGAGCCGAACCGATTGCTGAGAGTGCGTTTGAATTGCTCGCCACTGCCACCTTTTGCGCTGAGTGTGGATTTACCTTTTGAGCGACCTGCGACTTCAAAAATAACTCCTGCGCCTGTGGTATTTAGCAAAGCACCAGCGCTTGTGGTGTAATCACCTTTTCGCACCTTGCCTTGAGCGCGTGAGGATTTGATTCCTGCTTTGATTTCAGAGCCGTTCCAGGCTGGCCATCCTGCACCACCGCGAGTTCGACCATTCTTGGCAGGAACAGTGCGCCAACCGCTCATTGGTGGCTCATCGTGAATCAATTCTTGTGCTGCAATCTTAGCGGTTCGCAATTCATCATTGATGACTTTATTGAACCGCTTGAGTGCATCTGCATCGAATTTTTTGAGAGAGGCAATTGTTTCGTGAACGCCGGTGACAATAACCTCAGCCATTTCACTCTCTCTCTCTGTTTTTTTCAGAAATATAGGCTGTCATTGCTTCGAGAATTCCATCAGGAGCATCTAGCAAATCATTTGGTGGAATGCCCAACTCCACCGAAAGAACCGCAATCGTGAAGATTAGGCTGTTTCGGTGGATTCTGAATTTGGGTCTGTGACTAACTCACAAGTTTGAATTGTGTCTAGGAAGTCGCCACCAAAAGGCTTCACAACGATGCCATTGGCTTTGAGAGTTTCCCAACCAAGATAATAGATATGCTCTAATTTCTGTTCTTCGCCAAGTAATTTGGCAAACCCCTTGCCGAACTTTTGCTCAAATGCCACGATGATTCTTGGTCGCAAGGAATAGGTGTATTCCGCGCCATCGGTCATCTTGAGTTTGATTGATAAACCATCCATTTTTGGTTCCCCTTAGTTAGTTGATGATTAGGCTGTTGCCTTGACGATTGAACCTGAAACTGGCCAAGTCACTGATGCTGTTGCAAGAGCGCCAATTTGACCCTTCAATGGTTGCCATTCGCTGACAAGAGCTGAAACTGTGTATGTTGGGTTTGTGGTTGTTGCAGTTGTAGCAACTGGCTTGACCACAATTGAAGTTGCAGTTCCCAAAAGTGGGAAAATTGTGGATTCAACTGATGATGAACCGAAGTCTTGGAAGAATTCGATTGAAATTGAGTTGTCTGCTAATCCAGCAACGCGCTTCTTTGCACTATCACCAAAAGCAGTGGTTTCCACGATGTCATATTTGGTGTCTAGGGTTACGCTCGAGATTGAATTCGAGAGATCAACGCCACCAATGGTGATTTGTGGGTTTGTGAGAACTAATTTTGCCATGTTTATGCAACCGCCTTTGTGATTGTTCCGCTAATTGGCCATGATACAGAAGCAGTCGCAAGCGCGCCAATTTGACCCTTGAGAGGTTGCCATTCTGAAACCAAAGCGGTGAATGTGTATGTTGGATTTGTGGAGCTAACACTTGAAGAAGTTGGTGAAACAACAACTGTCGTGGTTGAACCTAGAAGTGGAAAGATTGTTGCTTCAACATTTGCTGATGCAAAATCTTGCATGAATTCGATTGAAACAGAGTTGTCAACAAGTCCGGCAACGCGAGTCTTGGCTGTTGAGCCGAACGCCGTTGTTTCAACGATGTCATCCTTTGTGTCAATCGTGATGCTTGAAATGTGATCAGACAAATTGACTGAGTTGATCACAACTTTGGCATCGGTTAGGACTATTTTGCTCAATTGCTTGCTCCTTCTGCTGGTGCTGACTTAGGCTTTGCGCCTTCTGTGATGTGTTCTCCTGTAATTAGAGCCGCGATATTGGCTCCAAGTTCAAGAAGTTCTTCTGATGTGATGGAATCGCCCACCGCTTTCGCGCAATCAAGGCGATCTGATGTGATTGTGTATGCCATTTCTCTCCTTATGATTGAGCTTGATAGGCGACTGCAAAGTCAATTTGAACTGCTGCACCAAGATCGGTTTGCAATTGATTGACTGAATAAGTTCCAAGTAATTGATAGAACCCATTCCCCCCGAAAGTTGTGTCGGCTCGGATTGCGGTATCTACTGCCGAAAGTAACGCAAAAGCACGAGTGCGAAGTGCTGAAAATGAAGAAGTGCCACTTTGAGCAACCAAGGTGCAATTGATCACGCCATCTTCTTGGTGATAATCGCCAAAAGCAAGTGGTGTGTTGCTAACTGAACCGATTTGCATTTCAGATGTGTCAAGTGAGCCATCGTGACCGACTGCAATCCAATCTTTTGGATAGGAAAGGTCAACTTCTGCACCGTCAAAGATTCGAACGCCAGTCAATGCTGATGAAGCACCAAGATCGGTGATCAGAGCGCTAAGAGCTAGCGGAAACTTGGCTGTGACTGTCATTATGCAATACCTGGAAGGCTGACAGGATCAAGAAGTTCCATCGCTCGGCGTGGCAATGAGTAAGTTGGTGTTGAATACATTTCGTCACCTTGTAATTGGCGACCCATAACGCTTGAAGCGCCTCTTTGGGTTTGCCATAAGTGGCGAAGGATTTCAAGAACGCCTTGTTTTGCTGCTGCTGGTGGATTTACCCAACCGGCAACATAGGTGATTTGGATGTTGTTCATTCCGCCTGACCAATATCCATAAGAATTTGTGGCATAAAGTGTGCCTGAACCAATGCGATAAAGGCGTTGGCCTGTTGGATCCATTACATATTGACCCGAATTGAGCAAAGCGCCATTCTCATAAACTGAGGTGATTGACACAACTTTTGGGTTGCGGATGCGGATGAATTCGTTGTTTCCATCATAAAGTTCATTTGAAAAGGTTTTGCGACCAAGAATTTGGCCAACATAAGACTCTGCCAAGTCGCTTGAAGCATCAATCATGCGAAGAAGTTCGTCATCATTGGTGGTGTCGGTGCTTGGAATGTTCAAATAAACTTTGGCATCTTCAAGTGAAATGATTCCAATGTCTGAAACATCGCGAACTTCAAAAACATCGTTGTAGGCTTGAGGCCAAGAACCTGTGGCAACCCACGAATAAACATGGCGACCAGCTTGAGTTGGAACATAATTGGTCGTATAAGTGCCGGTGACTGAGGTTGCAGTTGTCAACGAGCTTGTTGTGCCGTCAGGAAGAGTGACTGAGGCGGTTACTGTGCCAGGATTGACGGCAGAACCAGCAGAATCAACGGTGTTCCAAGTCAAATAAACTTTATCACCGAGATCGTAACTTGCCATTGGTTACTCCTTAGAATTTAGGGCATCAGACTCATTCTCCAGGGGTAAGTTTGAGTCTGATGCTTGATAATGTGCGATTGCTGCATCACGCGTTGGCAAATGGTGGCGTTGATCAAGCCAAAATTGCTTTTGATGAGCCAAAATTGCGCCAGTGTGTGCATAAATCTTGAATCCAAGCGACTTCAATCGCTTTGAAAATAACAAATCTTCGCCGAAATAGGTGCCTTCAATAGCTCCTTCAACGAACCAAGCCCAATCTTTTCCTTGATTTGGCGTGGCTTCCTCGCGCATTTTTTCAAGAACTGAGCGATGAATAAGCAAACAACCTGTGCCTGTGGCATCAACTTCGATGACTTGATCAATCGGATAGTCATCAATTGGTTGCAATCCTGCTGTTTCGGTCATTCGATAGATGGTTGGAACTGGCCGAAGTGAATCATCTTCATTGAAAAATGCTGCAAAAACTAATCCTGAAACAATTGGTCGCTCTTTATCGTGTGCGGTATCAATCAACTTCATAAATGTGTCCATTGTTAGGCGCTCATCAGCATCAAGAATGAGAAGCCAAGGACAATTGGTTTCATCTAGGAAACTTTTCACAACAACATTGCGAGAACGAGTTGTGAGGCCGATATTTGAAACTTGAACCATCTGATCTAATTTCTGAGATGGATGTCTTGCTATGTGAATCAAGTCAATCGCTAATTGACCATTGATTTTGCCGTCATTGACCATGCCAATGCAAACTTTGTCTTTCATTTTCATCGAGTTTCCACCTTTGGATTGATTGCGGTGGTTTCGATGGTTCCTGCTTCATGTTCAGCAATTAGATCATCGAGTTTTCCGATGCCTTCTTTTGCAACAATCTCGCGAGCAGTTTTCAATCCTTCAAGAAATATGGATTGCATGAAATCCCCCGATTTTCATTTTGGTGTTGAAACCAGCCTTGGGGTTTAGTACCTCGGCACTCCATCCAAGGCTGGTTCAACGGTCAGACTATATCAGGAGATTAGTATCCTGTTGGAGCAACAGTTCCGGTGCCTGTGATGGCTGAAACTGACTTGTTGAAGCGGTGTGCAAGAGCAGCGTATCCATAGACCTGGAAGCGAACTGTGAGGTTAGCTGATAGGACATCAGGAAGAACGCGTGTCTTCACGCCTGATTCGAATAGGTAAGAATCTGAGAACTTACCAACTAGAACTGGTGTTTGGTTTGTTGCAGCGCCATAAGTCTTTGGCATTGTTGCATCAATAAACACAGGAACGCCTTGGATTGTTCCAACTAGGCCAGCAGGTGCGCCTGGGTTGGTAACTGTACCAGCAGCGTTGAATGCTTGTGAAGCGCCTGTGACTGGAACAACAAGTGGACGAGATGAACCGTCAACTTGTGATGCGAACCAATACCAAAGGCTTGGGTGCATCACGATTGCTTCTGCTGCCTTGTAACGGTTGGTTGTAACCTTTGAGATCGCCTTAGCGATTGAGATCAAACCGTTTGGAGCAGATGGAGTTGTTTCAGTCCATGTTGTTGGGATTCCGTTTGTGGTATCAGTTCCAAGAGTGATTAGACCCTTGAGAGTTCCTGATGTTCCATCGCCAGTTCCAACAACTGCTGTGTTGAGTTGTAGTGCATAGTCAGCCATTAGGTCGCCGAATACTAGGCGATCAAGACCACCAGCAAGAGGTGATTGTTCAACAAGTTGGATTGATACATTCTCGTAACCTGAGATTGTGCGAACTGGTGCTGTGACGGTTGATGAAACCATGTCACGAGTTGTTGTCGCAGCGTTATCAGCAGATTGGAATGCAGACAATGTTCCTGTTGTGATTTGTGGAATGTTGATGCTGTCTGTTCCTGCTGGAAGAGCCATGTTTGTCACAAGGTCAGCAGTTACGCGAGCAGCACGAGCAAACTCAGCATATTCATTGATTAGGTAAATTGGTGGAACGAAATCTCCACCAGCGCCGTCGGTGCGAGAGATGTCGCGAGTTTCAACTGCAACTTCTTGCTGGTGACGGTGTAGGCGCTCCCATGAAGAGCGATCATTGCGAAGAGTTGCTGAGATCATATCGCGAACGAATGAGTTCTCACCATTCTTTGCATAGGTGTGAGCTTCGCGAGTAACAACAGCGCCGCCAAATGTAGCGACTCCTGATTCCTTGCGAGATTCTGCTAGTTCAGCAGTGCGAACTTCGGCAGCTTTTACAGCAGACAGGCGAGCATCTACGGCTTCGATCTCTGCTTGCTTTTCAGTAACAGCATCAAGAGCCTCAGCAGTTACATCGTCAGAAGCGAGTGCCGCTTCTACTTCTGCAACTAGGCCATCGCGTTGTTCCTTGAGTTTTGATGATAATGACATTTTGTCACTTTCTCTTGGATGGATGAATGGAACCGCCTGGGCAGAAGCGCAGGGGGCAATCGCTTGACTATTTAGTCAGCGAATATTGTTTGAACTTCGCAGCAATTTTGCGCTTGCGAAGGATTAGATCATCGGCTTCTGCTTGTTCAGAGCGAAGTCCGACTGAGGTGTCATCGTAGGCAGGAAGATTGACAACGCTGATCTCATAAAGATCAAGATCGGTCAAAGTGCGAAGTCCTTCTGAGCGAGTATCTCCGCCAGGAGCCACTGTGAAAGCAAATGACATCTTGTCAACATCTCCGCGACCAAGAGCTGATGCAAGTTCAGCAGCGCGAGGATTTAGTGGGTCAAGAACTGCTTCCATGCGTAGGCCGATCTCATCTTCAACGAGCTTGAGAGTGCCTGAGCGAGTTGATGCAAGTGGAAGTTGTTCCATGTCATGATTGATAAGAAGGAAAACTGGTTGATCTGATTTCAAGGTGCGAGTAAATGCACCAGGAGCAATGACTTCGCGGAAGTTTAGGCCAGTGGCTTCATTGCCAAAAGTGGCAGCGTATCCGGCAATCTTGATTGAACCGTCATCGGTTGCAACAGAGCGAACTTCGGCAGTCATTGTGATTTGCTCTGCTGAGCGGATCATGGTCTTGCGTTCTTCGATCATTTCTGATTCCTCTTCTGATCTCCCCATGATTGGCATTGGCAGAATTGCCTCATCAACTTCGACACCCTCTTCAAGAACATCTTCGGCTGGTTCTTGTGGAGTTGGCTCGGAAACTTCAACACCAAGAGAAGCTGACAATTGCCACTTCCAAGTTTGGTGATGATCTAGGCGGTCAGCCAAGAAGTTTGCAATTCCTTGCTGGTTTGCCTCGGTAGCACAATCAAATGCTTCTGCAATGCCGTTGATTAGTTCGTCATTGGCTGCAAGAAGGTCGGTTGCTAGAACTCGAGCATCACTTGATGCGGTATCTGAATCCTGAATTGAGCGAAGTGCAATGAGTTGTGGAAGTTGGAATGGAGCAGAAGCGCCAATCTTGCGAAGGTTTTCAGCAATTGGATCAACGCTTGAATAAACATCATCATAGATTGCAGCGAAAAGTGCGTGATATTCAGCGAAGTCTGTTCCCTTCACATTCCAATGAGCGCCATGAGCGCGAAGATAGAAGCTGATTGTGTCAGCAAGTAACTCAGTCAGTTCCTCTTGCAAGTCTGCAAGTGGTGTCATTTCGGCCATGTTGTTCTCCTTGGCTGTCATAAGGGAAAGCGCTCTTGCGCTTGAGATTGCGTTTGCGCGTTCAGAAGTTGCTTCAATGATCTTGGTTGCCCATTCGCGACCAAGTTCCCCTTGCCATGATTGGCGGATTTCCAAAATATCGTTGAAAGATAGTGGAGCATCAACATTGAATTGAGAATTGTTGATTGCTTCTTCTCTGACTTCTTTAGGTGCGCGGAAAGTTTCCATTTATTCAAGAACTCCCATCATTGGTGCAGATGGGTCTTCATCAACGCCGAGTGGTGGAGTATCCGCTCCGCCGGCAGTAACGGTTCCTTGTAGAGCTTGGTTGAATGTATCTCCACCCTCATAAGGTTCCATTCCTTCAATTTGGCGAACCTCATTTGGAGTGCGAGCGCCCATCTTGATGTTGAGCATATTGACCTCAGCGCGAGTGCGAGCATCTACGCGAAGCAAGGTCGAAGTATCAAAGGCAACATCAACGCCTGGATCAAGAATTCTTGACATTGCAATTTCGATTCGGCGAAGCCAAGGCGCAATTGTATGAGTCAAGAAGTTGAGTGATGCTTGCTCAACATTTTGATAAGTCTGAGGATCGCCCGAAGCGCCAATCAAGTGTGATGGGATTCGGTAGATTCGAGCAATGTCGCGGATCAATTGTTCGCGAGTTGCGATCATTTCATTGTCGGCTGCCGATGTTGTGATCGGCTTCCACTTCAAGCCATCAGAGAGAACTGCTGGCTTGCGGTGGCGGCGGTGAGTCGCTTCCCAAGTTCCTTGAATAATCCGCGCTTGATCAAGTGTGAGTTTTTGGTCGGTTTCAAGAACTGATGAAGGAGTGCCACCCTCTCCATAAAATTGCGCCAAGTGACGATCCATCGCAATGGATAAACCGACAAGGTTGCGCGTTTGGTTGAGCGGAGAAATACCAACCAAAGATTGTGGTGGAGTGAACCAACGCAAGTGAAGCATATCTTCGCGAGCGATGTCATTTCCAAGGTGCAAGTAACGGCGACCTGTTTGATCACCAGTTGGAAGCACCTGCATTTGATAAGGATGAAGTGGAACAAGGCCGATCATGTCGCCTCGGCGATTGCGGTCAATCTTGACATAAGCATTTCCATGCAGAGCCATAGATGCAACAATCTGATGAATCAATTCATAAGTGTTTGATTCAGGATCAGGGTCAGCAATAACAAGTGGAAGTGGCTTCATTACGCGCTTGCCATCTGATTCAATCGAATAGCAACGCAAGCTCATCGAAGCGATGGAATCAGCCAAAAGGCTGACCGCACCAAGAACTGATGAAACTCCAAGAGCAGTCCATTCATCAATGCGCTCGCCAGCAGCAGAGGTCATTGATGTTTGGCCATAAAGCTGGCTCAATGGTGAAACATAGTTGTTGAATTGTGGGTAACGCCCTACGGTGAAACCTCTTGTGAAAATACTCATTCAGGCGCTCCAACTGTTGCGAGATATGAACCGGCGATGGCAAGNATTCCGCCAGCGATTAGACCGGCACCAAGGCCGAAGCAAAGACCGACTCCGATTGAAATGCTAAGTGCGCCAATGGCTTCAATCATTGTTGTGATTAGACCAAACACTTGGAGCCTCACCTTCTTCTTGTAATGACCAAGGATCGAATACTTGTGGCAATGCGCCACCTTGTTGATGCCACCAAACAGCTCTTTCCAATCCCATAACTGATGCAACCGCTAAGTCAATGCGCCGAGTTGATCCGCGCTTTTCTTTGGCCAATCGTGAACCGCGTTGATCAACTTTGAGTTGAGCATTCGCGATGTGTCTTGCAAGTTGTGGATCGGGTGAGGCTGTGATGGTTTTGTTGACAACTGCTTCAAAGAAGCGCGTTGTCGCTGGTGTCATTCTTGTTGCTGTTTGGGGGAATGTAACAATCGGCAAGCCCTCATCCTCAAGAACTTGAAAAGTCCTAGCCCAACGATAAGGATCGCAAGCAATTTCCATAACTTGCCAACGGCGACAGGCTTCACGAATTGCATCCTCTACTTCAAGAACTGGAACTTGCCAATCGGCACCAGCCTCATCAGGCTTTTCCCAACTAGCAACTGGAAAGATATGTGGAACAGGATCAGCGCTGACTCCAACAATGACTGTGCAGTCACCATTGAAAGAACCGTCAAAGGCAAGAACTATGTTCGAGCCATCTTCGATCACTTTGTCATCAGCGATGGAATCCCAAGCGCCATGTGGAAGCCAAGCATCGGAAGTTGCAGTCCAAATGTTGAGTCGCTTAGTTTTGAATTCAGCCTCGGGAGTTACCTTGATGGTTGATTCAAAAGATTCTTTGCTGACTATATCGTTGAACCCTGGATTGGCATCAGACCAAGTTTCCTCTAATCTGAAATCCGCATCAGGTGTTTTTGGTTCCCACCACGCAAAAAAGAAATTGGGATCAACAACTTCACCAGCAGCAATTTTTTTGCCGTACTCGTAGAGCGAAAAACAAATTGAATCTTTGCCTGATGAATCAGTCATGACTCCTGCTGTGGTGATAGCCACCAACATTCCTTCTTTGCGAGCGCCCATTGATAAGGATAAAACATCATAAAGTTCGCGAGAAGGTTGCGCGTGTAGCTCATCGAAAGCAACAAAGGTTGCAGACAATCCTTCTTTGGTAAATGCCTCGGAAGATAAAGCGCGATAAACGCTGCCATTCTTTGGGTTGTAAATTGAATCCTTATACACAGTCAAGATGTCGGAAAGTTCCGGCTGGTTCTTGACCATATCTCTTACAGTGTTGAAGATAATTTTGGATTGATCTTTGTCGGCTGCTGCCGAATACGCTTCACCACCACTGACTCCGAATATGAGATGCTCAAGAACGATAGAAGCCAACCATGCCGATTTGCCATTCTTTCGAGGCAGACCAACCAAGGCGCGACCATGAGTGAGCAGTCCATTCTCTTGTTCAGCGAACAAGTGCCGAGTCAATTGCTTTTGCCAATCGCGGAATATCAGAGGCGTTCCTGCATTGCCAGCGATTGAATCTTTGGTAATAGTGCAAAGAGCTTCGGCGAAATCAATCACATGGTCGCCGCGAGTTCTTGCAAGATCATCCGCTTTGACTGGTGAGAGATAGCGCGGTGGCCATCCTTGAATCTGTGTCATTGCCACCCCTGGCTAGTTGTTGCCGGTGCGCTTCGCAATCAGTTGATCGAGAGCGCTTGCGGCTTTGACTTCCGCGACTCCAAGTCGGGAACGGTCAATCGAAGTCAGGCCAAGAAGTGTGAACAACTTGGTGATTTCAATTTCAATTGTCGAGAGCATTCCCACAAGTGGATTGGCGTAGGCATATCCCTTGTCAGTAAATAGAACAAAATCAGATGCTTGCAACTTTGCAATGATCTCAGCTCGGCGATCAATCTTTTCGCAAAGCAATTGCAGTGTTGGCTTGTCGGTGTCAGCAATCCAGTTCCTTGCATTGCCACTAAGAATGTCAACCCAAAGGCGTGAACCATTTTCACCAAGATGCTCAGGCGCAATCGTTGGTGCGGAAGGTAATGAAATCAAATTTGTTTTTGCTGGCAAAGGTCGCTTGCCAGGATTTCCTTGCGCTCGCTTCAATTCATTTGGTTTTGGCGGTCTGCCGGCAGTCATATAAACCTTTCAGACAAATCGGACATCCCTAGGGGCTGAATTTCGCGAATAAATGCGCGGTCAAG